TTCTAATGAAGTCTTTTTTGTCATATATGTCACCATACCTTGTTAATATCTACAATCTCACATTGGCGAGTTATGTCTTTTACAAAATACACACAGTCTGGATTCTCGCCTTCCGACAACGGCACTGCTAATAGCTGACCGGGTTTGAGCTTTGGAAAGAACCATCGCACCTCGGTATATACATCATCCAACTCAATAGGATGATAATCTGGGGTTTTATTACTACGAGCATTGAACACGAATGCCTTGAAACCACGGTCGTTAATGCTGGTCAATGGAACCACCTCAAGGTCACCAAAATCTGGTTCGCCGATGAGGATTTGCCAATCGACAGGCATCTTCACTTTCTTGTCTCCAATCTTCATAACAAGTGCCGGGGCATTGAATGATTCGAGGAAGATGAGTGGAGGAAAATAATAGTCTGGGTCCGTTGGGTCACTGTTGTCAAGAACACAGAACCGCATGTCATCAATCTCTTCTGGAAGCTCGTCTAAATCGAAAGTCTTGTTTTCGTTTGTTAAAATCCGCAGTTTCTTCTCCTAAATGATAAATAGAATGTAAGTCGCGATTTTGCTTGTATTTCAAGTTTCATTATTTTACGTCCTCTTTCTCGGCACACATATTACGAACAAACACGTATCGCTCGTGTGCGTTTTTTACTGCCGGGTATTTTTCTCTGGCCTCGGCGTCTTTCTTTATGATGGATTCTAAATGTTCGAGTCTTTCATTTAGTTCATTGACTACATCAATCAAATCCTCACCTTTACTATGCATAGATAATCTTGTCATTTTTATTGCCATGATGTCTTAGTTCCAATCAATCTTTTCTATTGTAAACGGATAGTTCGCCTCTTTGTAGAACTTTTTCCGCTCGGTAAGATGCCGCTTCGCAAACTTGCACGAGGATGTGATGTCCCAGATTTGCACGAAGTCTTTATCTTCCGCTTTACGAATACCTCGTCCGATACTCTGAATAACCCTAACGAATGACTTACCCGGCTCAAGCAACACAAGATTAAAGATACGAGGAATGTTGATGCCCACAGAAGCAACGCCATAGGTGGCAATGATAATCTTATTAGTTCCTGTTTTAATCTCGTCATAGCTTTCTTTCCTTTGTGCACCTTTGGTGGCACCACTAACAAACACAGCTTCAAACCCATTCTCGTTTAGCTTAGTTGCAAGGTCTTTGCCAGCTTGAACTCGGTCGATGAGAACAAGCGTGTTTCCACTCAGGCTCACATTGTGAATGATCTTGGCCATGTAATATTGACGCTCTTCGTCGGTCAGTAGATACTTGAGTTCGCTTTGATAGTTGGGAAACTCTTTGATGTCTATCAACTGTAGGACATTCACATGGCACTGAGCCAACACACCCTTGTCTTGCAGAGACTTTGCCGACACTTCGTTCATAACAGGACCAAGCGAACATAGGATACTGGCCTTGGCAAGCTTCTCCTTGGGCACTGTGCCCGTCAATCCCCATCTGATAGGGATATGTGCCATGGGTCCAGTGAGAAGGCTCTTGAGCATGTCTGCTTTGGCTTGGTGACAATTTGCCACTACGGCATCATTAGCAACATAGTTGTGATCGTTCTTAACATGTAAATTATAGACTTCGTCCGGTTTGTCTATGACTGTCTTTTTAACTAATTTCATATAACTTCCTAATTTTGTTTTGTGTAGCGGCATCGAAATTTTCTAATCTTTCAGGAAAACCTTGTTTAATAAAATAGTCCTTGTCGGCAATGATGAACCGATAGCCGTTTAGGTCGCCCCACTTCTTTGCTGCTAACAGCTTTGCTTTAGTTTTCTCGTCATGTAATAACTCAGCAGGTTTAACTTCAATTAATAGTTTTTTACTATGATTAACAAAGTCGATGATGTATACATGGTCTATGTCATCTAACGTATACGGAATTCGAATAGTTTCGTATTCTGCTTCTTGATCAAAATATTGGTATAATGCTTCCCACGAGCTTCGATATTTTTTATCAATAAACCAAGATTCCCAATGAGTGTTTCTATTATTTGAGTTAGGAGTAAATTCCCCGCTTAATATCTTTTCTTTCATTATTTTACTACGGTGCTGCCGGTCAGCTAACGACATAGTAGTTCCGTACATTCCGTTTTTGATACCACTGTTTGCTCGACTGATTTTTTGCTTAGTCTCTGCCGTAACTGTTGCAGAATAAGGATAGTTTCCTTTCGTTCCTTTATTCCAAGGAGTGCCTGTATTTAGATTTTCTTTTATCTTATCACCGTGTATTAGTTGGCACAATGCGCCGCCGTTCTTTGAGGTAACTGACCTTGCTGCTTTTTCAGCAGCATCTCTGATGGAAACGTCCATACTATATAGACTGTCAAATGTATTCTTCCATACAGCATGACCAGACATTACCCTGTTTTTACATAAACGAATATCTCTTTCTGTAGTTAATGTTAATCCGTTAGATAACTTTATTTCATTTACTGATATGCTTTCTGCAAATAGAGTTTGATTTAAACTTTTTAGAATATTATTAAACTTGATAATATCAAATATCTTTGCCATAAATACTTCTCCTTTAGTTGTATGTATTTATGTCAATAATGTCTAAATCATCAGTTAACTGGTCTGCTCTGACCCATCCGTTGTTAGTTAAAAATTCATGATTTGCTGTAACTTTGATAATACTACCGTTATCAAACTCCAACTTTAGCATGTCCTCAGAGCTACTGTTGGGTAAATTTTTATGTACTTTAACTATAACGTCTTCTTTGTACGTGTTTGTTTTTTCGCATAGATTAATTACTGCGTCTCCGACTGCTAGATTTTTAATAGCAATCTTCCCCGTTGGCGTAGTAATTAATGTGTCACCGTCAAAGCACTCGTCTACGATTACGGCAACCACATCAATAAGAAACTCATCAAGGGTGACACCAGCTTGTCGAGCCGCTGTCTTCTTCATCAATGAACCAAGGCTCTGCCACGTGCAGATGGTGTGTGTGCGACCGAACTCTTTACGGTCGCCAAAGAACACACCTACATCCAAACCCATGTTGATATAGTCTTCTTCGGTTTGGGTGACCAGTGACTTGTTTGGCACAATAACGATACTACGACCAAGGCTTTCACACTTCTGTGATAGAACAGCCGTTATAAGCGTTTTTCCGGCCCCTGTGGCCACTTCTTGTACGCCTTGGGTGTCTGCAAGGAAACCATTGATAATCTCAACCTGATAGTCTCTCAGGGTCACTGGTTGGCCAGCTACAGGGTGACCATCGGGCCACAGATACTGGGCATATGATGTCTCGGTGACTTCATCTAACTGTATATCCAGTGCGTCGTAATCACGCCTGTCGTCTAAGTCGATTTCGTAGCCCTCGTTGGTGAGGTCTTCGAGAATCTCGGGCAACAGATTGATAAAGGTCGAACCGCCCATCTGAAAGAACGCAATCTTACCGTCCCATCTTCCCAGCTTTACCGAAGGTATATGATATGCCCCCGGCACCTCATACTTGAACTTGTTATGTAGTTTCTTTCTTGTACTTGGGTCAAGACCAGTAATCTTACAGTTACATTCGTCTTTTATTGTTATAGTTGCTTTCATTAGTATCCAGTTCTTTTGATATACCTATTATATCAAAATGAATACTATTATGTCTATATATAATAACAAAAAAGGGTGCCATTTCTGACACCCTTTCAAATGGCTATAATGATTATTTTTTATCAGGGAACAGACGATTCAACAAAGCTGTCAGACCAGATACGTCCATTGGTTTCAATGGTTTCTTTGCATAGAACTTTTCTGGGTCATCAACTGGAATGAACACTGTCTGCTCAAACCATGATTTGCTTTTGTTGGCATGGACCGCTGCATTATACAGCGGCCCCTTTTTGTTACTTTTCTTCTTGGTTGTCATGTTATACACCTTTCTTCATACAAGTGTTACGGGCATAGTCTTGCCAGTCTTCATCGGCCACAACCCAACAGTCAGCAATCTTGAGTGCCATACGCAGCGACACTTCACGCAGCTTGTCCGAGTTGTCATACATGAACTGTAGCATTTCGTTTTGCAAGTCTTTGGACATGTCGTGCTTCATTTCATATTTTCTGAACAAGGCACCTGTTTGTGCAATCTGCTTGACACGTAGAATCTTATCGTGCATAGTGTTCAAGGTTAGATCAAGATAGTGACAACGAGACATCAAAGCATCGGTGTGTGGTTTTATCTTTGGCGATCTGATGCTGTCAAGCTTCACGTTCGTAATGAACATTGCCGAACCTTGAAACTTGAAACGCTTTGGAATCTCTGGCCCATTACGCTTTATCATGGTGTTGGCGTTCCAACCAAGGTAACGAGAATCGCTTGAGTCGAGTGCGGCTTTGAGAAGGTTCAAGGATAACTCGTCCTGTAAAACCGTGTCGCAGTCGTCAAACACCAATACAGAACCGGGGGCCGAGAACTCATAGAGCTTTTCGTATAGTCCACGTGGTGACATTGCACCCTTGACCATTTCCCCTTTTTGTTTGGCACCAAGATCGTTGAACATTTCCATTTTGGTGAACTCTTGTTCAACACCATAGGACTTACCGACGCCCGGTGGTCCCGAAACAACCAAACCTCGAATACGCCCACCAAGCATTGCTTTTGTCATTAGGTCGAGCATTCTGAAACGTTCAGAAATCTCGTCCATACGCTCTTGGTCGGATTTGATAATCTCGACTTCGTTTGGCACTGCTGTGGTGATTGTCGCAAGGTAGTCGTCTTCTGAGACGAACGAAACATTGTCTGGGTCAGTATAGACGCGGATTGTTTTGAACTTTTCCCCCAAGGTATGCGAACCATCGCATGTAATAAATGTGCCTTGTTGGCCGTGGTTGAAGTTTTTTAGAACTGGAAATATTTTGTTTCTAATCGTCTGTTGGCGGACTTGGCCCACCTCTATTCTCGCATAGGCAGTCATATGTTACTCCATTTGTGTGTGAATGTTCTATTCTACACTATGGAGAAATGGTGTCAAGCGATTATATCACTAAGTTGCCAAGAATACGGTCTGCCCTGACCGGATTGTTTTCGCCCAAGGCTTCACGAGCAGCAACGGCGATATCGGCCATGGCCACATAGTGTTCCACGATGATGAATTTGGTATGTTCTCTGAAATGGTATTTACCAACATTGGCTTCGGCAATCGCTTCATCGACCATCTGTTTCAACATCAACCTAATATCACACTGTTCTGGGCCATAGATGAGGCCAAGGCTGGGCGATTCTAGCAACCTAGCGATAAGTGCACCATCATAATAGTTTTTATCATCTGAGTCAGCCATT